GTATGGAACAAAGAACAGAAGAATGGTTTAGTGCCAGACTAGGCAAAGTTACCGCTAGTCGGGTCGCAGATGTCTTAGCCAAGATTAAGTCTGGCGAATCGGCAAGTCGTAAGAACTACAAGATGGAGTTGGTTGTTCAGCGATTGACCGGCAAAGCAGGGGAGTCGTTTACCAACGCTGCAATGGAATGGGGTACAGAGCAAGAGCCATTCGCTAGGATGGCATACGAGGCTCATACAGGCACTTTCGTAAAGGAGGAAGGGTTCGTAGACCATCCCACGATAGAAGGCTTTGGATGCTCTCCTGATGGCATTGTAGGGGAAGGTTTAATCGAGATTAAGTGTCCGAATACCGCTAACCATATTGAGACAGTCTTGGAGAACAAAGCTCCGAGTAAATACATCCCACAGATGCAAGCTCAGATGGCTTGTACAGGTGCGAAATGGTGCGACTTTGTATCATTCGATCCTAGAGTGCCAGAGGACTTGCAGTTGTTTGTAGTAAGAGTCGAGAGGGATCAAGAGTATATCGACTCGATGGAAGTAGAAGTAAAGCAGTTTTTAAGCGAGGTCTTAGACCTATTTAACCAACTAAAAGCGAGGCAGAAATGACCTATGAAATGAAAGATGGCAGCTTTAGTCTATTTAAGAACGACAAAAAGCTCACAGAGAAACACCCTGATTACAAGGGGTCAATCAAGATTAACGGAGTTGAGCATTGGTTTGATGCCTGGCTAAAGGAAGGCAAGAAAGGGAAATTCTTATCGGGTCGTATTGGTGATCCGAAACAGAAGGGCTTTACTCCCAAGGGCGATGATGAGTTGCCTAAGAGTAGTGGTATTGAAGATGACATTCCCTTTTAGGAGAAAACCATGAAAAAGATTGCTATAGGATTGGTAATATATATGTTACTGGGTAGTGCGTATGCTTGTCAGACACAGACACTAATTGTCGGTGGTAAGCTACAAGTCTGTACTATTTGTGGAACAGTAGTTAGCTGTATGTAATCCCCGATGAGATCGGCATTAGTGGCGCAATGCCACACCCTTTCAAGGAGTGCCACCCCCCTACCGATCAGGGTGGCTTTATGACCTTCCAAAACGACTTACAGAGGGGTTTAGAGATAGAGGAAAGGGTCTTGGCTATCCTACGCAAGAAATACCCTTGTGCGACCCTTGTAAACGCTTTTAAGGGGTACGATATATGGATACCAGAGATCGATAAGGCTGTCGAGGTAAAGTTTGACCCTATGAGCCAAAGAACAGGCAATATCGTTGTAGAGATAGAGATGTATGGGAAAGACTCAGGATTAATGGCTACCCAAGCTGATTACTGGGTTTTCTATGATGGGCAGATGTTTGTCATTATGCCGGTCAAGCACATATTTAAGTGCATATTCCTGAGTAAACTACAGTATGTAGAGTTTATAGGGGAGGGGGATAGTCAGATTAAAAAGGCTTTCTTAGTAGATAAGAATACCTTGTTTAAGTACGGCAAAATTCTATGAGAGGTATAAGGCTCTTTCGTCTTTTCTTCTGTTTGTAAGTCCTTTTAATTCCTTACCGCCTGCCTTATTCCATTTTAGGAACTCATCGGCAGCAGCCTCGTACTCACCCCTATTGTGTTTCATCCGAAGGGTAGAATTTTGGAGATTACCGAGTCCAACATTGAAGGCGAAAGACACAAGTGCGCCAAAGCGACCAGGAGTAAGCCCACTAGGACATAATCGTTGTACTCCGCTTTCAAAACGCGCCAAATCTTGAGCAAGAATTTCATCTACTTCTCCCATCGTTAGCACCCGATCCCATCCGCTAGGGATAGGCAGAGCCTTTCGTTCTGCTAGTGGTACTCTAGCATGGTTAGGATCTATAACATGACCGACACCAACAGTCCAAAGTAAAGCAGGGCATTGGTAAGGTCGCAATTTGCAACCCTCATGATGAATTATCATGTCTAATACTTTTTTATCTAACATTACTTGCGAGCAAAGGCTTGCGTACCGAACCAAAAGGCAATAATAGAGGCTAGGATCTGCATTTCGTCTGCATCAAACACCATTGGGATAGCCTCGGCAAACGCTGCACCGCTAGACCATGCCCACCAGATAGAGGCAATGTCTACAACGATTAGGAGTAAAACAAATAGGTAGGTAACAACAGGGCGAACAGAGGCTCGTAGATTGATAATCCATTGGCTTGCACCCTTACCGATTTCTATATCGTGTTGGTACATAGCACTTCTTTCTTGTGCCTGAGTCTGCATCTGCACTTGGTCTGTGCGGATCTCCTCGATCCTAGCTTGTGCTGCGTAGCCTCTTTCTAGCATCTGGAGTTCTCGTTCCATCTGCATCCGAGCTAGTTCTAATTCGTGAGACTTATCGGACTTGTCTTGGAAGAAGTCTAAAAGTTTAGGAAGTCCACCCATTAGGAAGGACAAAGCTGTAGAGATGAGTGTGAACATTATTTACCCTTTATGACCCCAAGTAAGATACCAGGCAATGACCGCAGCCAACGCATAGCACATATACATAACCCTACGCACTTCTGCCAGATCTTTTCTAAATTCATTTTCTATTTCCTTCTCTTGTTTTTCAATCTTGAGTTTGATGGCTTCTACTTCTGACCATCTTTTTTGACCATGATTTTTCACAAAATCTTTCTTGACCTGTTCTTCTTTTATTCTTATATCTTCTTGTTTTTGCCATTGCATCATGGCTCGTTTAAAATATTGCTCTTTTAGAACTTCTGCTTCTCTAATCTGCCTTCTGCGTTCTAAGGCTTTTTGTTGTGCTACAGAGGCTGCTTCTTTTTGAACATCCTCGATAGACGATCCGATGGTCTTGCCTGCTTCTTTGCCTGTCTTTACGCTTTCGCTAAAAGACTTTGCACCCTCCAAAAACCCGAATTGGTCTGACATACATAGGATTACTTTCTAAAAAATATATCTGCTAACCAAGCTACAAAGCCACCAAAAACAGAGCAAGCCCCCATAATTGCCCAAAGAGATCCTTTAGACCTCTCTGCCATAGCGACTAACTTCTTAATATCAGATTCCATGCTATCTACTTTTTCTTGCAGATGCTCGACCTGGGCTACTAGACCACCAAATTTGAATGGGTCAAATTCAAACTTATCGTTCATCCTAACCTCCGATTACTTTGCGACTTTTTTGCAGGACTTTTCCGTTTAGTCGCAACTTTTTTGCAAGGTTTGGCAATAGGAAACTCTAGTGTGGCTTTGTGTGTATAGCCAAATTTATCTAGCACCCAGTCGATAATAAACATTTAATCCTCTTTTTTCTCTAAAGACTCTTTTAGCATCTTCAAAAACGCATCTTTGCCAACTTGTAGTTGTTGCGCTTGAAACTGCGTAGAGGCTAGTTTTCGGTCTAAATCAAGGCAATGGTTTGTGAGTATGATTTGTTCTTCTGTAAATGTAGAAGTGTCATATTCTTTTCCATCAATCGTAATGGGTTTCGCTTGTTTTTCGCCCATGTCGTTCTCCTAAAATGCTAACAAAGAAAGGCTGTTAGCTTGCCCAAGGTGTTCCTGATTCCACTACTGGGTTCTTTTGTAGGGCAATATTGGCTGCCAAAGATTCCTCGATAGCGTCTTTATCTACACCGCCAGCCCAACACCAGTCTAATACTTCTTGCATTGTTACTTGTGCGTAAGGGATTGTTGGTGTGCCACTAAAGCCACAAGTGCCATATACGGATGCACTATATTCGCCATCGACTTCTGTACAAGTCCAATGAGCCGTAGTTATAAAGCCATTTGCTGTTTCGTAGTCTGTTTGACTAATGTTCCATGTTGCCATGTTATTTTCCTTTTAAGGTTTGTAATTCAGCTTTTACGCTGTCTAGTTCTGCTTTAAGTTCTTGGATTGCGGCAGTCAAGGTAGCGACTAAGAATGAAGTATCTACGCCTTGATATTCGGGATTACCATCTTTATCTATAGCGTCTTTCTCGCCACAAACAGCATCAGGCACTACAGTTTGAAGTTCGTGTGCAATAAATCCTTGACCACTAGAACCATCTGCTTTCCATGTATATATGCATGGTTTTAATTGACCAACGACTGCCAAAGCACCTGTCATTGGTGCAATATTTTCTTTTAGGCGATAGTCAGAAGATGTGTTGTAGGCGGTTGATGAAGTAGTAACAGAAATGCTACCTACAGAAGTTCCTGACCTTCTAAAGGATGCTGTAGTTCCATCATCTGCACCTCGATTTAAAAATAATGCCGCATTACTAGTAGCTGATGCTTGTATTACACCAGTATAATAGTTGTTGTCAGCATTTGCATTTATAGCTACTCCAGGATTATTATTTACAGCTGGATTAGTATCTGTTGACCCAAGTAATACACGACCACTAGAGTCGATACGCATCCGCTCTGAAGCATTAGTTCCAATAACAACATAATTAGTGTTGTCATCACCAGTAATATAGTTGGAAAAATCTGTAGCGGCTGGATTGCTATGCCAACCTAGTTTGTAAGTATTAGAAAGCCCTACCCTACCTGACTCAACCCAAAGTTTTGCCGCTGGAGTTGTAGTTGTTCCAATAGCAACAGTCCCTGTAGAGGTAATACGCATACTCTCAACACCACCTTCTGTAAAGGCAATAGTGTCGGCTGCTGGGAAGAAAATACCTGTGTTGGTATCGCCTGATGTGGTGATAGCAGGTGCAGAATTTGTTCCTGCTTGAACTGTGGTAACACCTGTAGCAGATAATGTAGTAAATGCGCCTGTGTTGGCTGTTGTAGCACCAATAGGTGTATTGTTGATTGATCCACCAGAGATAACAGGGTTTGTAAAGGTATTGCCTGTAAATGCAACACCAGTAATCGTTCCACCTGTGATCTTAGGCGCAGTCATGGTATATGTGCCATCCCGAATACCATCTCCACAGTCTCGGATCTGTGCCATCATATCTCGCATAGTATCGTTTACTGCGGATGGAAGCATCCCTTCTGGTGCGCCATCTGGAGGTGCTGCTGTGTTATTAGCAGGGGTTAGTGAGTATTTTGTATATGCCATGATTTTCCTTACTGTTGTTCTGTTTGAAACTCACCAGATAAAAGACCTCTTAGTCCTGTAACGGGTACATTATAAGTTCTTGGTTGGAGTTCTGGCATCCTTCCAAGTCGCATCATATCTGCTAGGTTTTGAATAGATGACCTGCGTACATTTTCTGCTGCCATCCTAGATCCTGCTGCACCTGTTGCTATAGGTATGCCAATAGAAGGCTCTAAAGCCATAGCACCACCTGAAAATATGCCTGATACTGGTCCTGTTGGAGCAAATCGACCAAAGAACTTTAAAAGATTTTGTGTTGTGCCACCTTTAGCAGCATCTACAATTGCCTCTTGCTCTTGTTTAGTAAACAAATGCATCTTTTTGTCATTCTTGGCTAACTGTCTTAATTGTTGAGCCATAGAGTTTTCTTCACCAGAGGCAGTAAATTTAGACCGATCTAATTGAGCATTACTTAGCATATCCTCAAAAATCTCTGCTTTCTTTAATTTGCCATAAGATGTTCTTGCATCTTTCC